AGTTTGAAACTTTCTACACGAAGAACATTCTTCTCAACGAAGGACTCCGTGCTTGGATGGCACCTGTTGATCAACCACACGAGAACTTTGTATTCCCAGAGGAAGTTTTGCCACGAGGCAATGCTCTTTGATTGACTCGACTTAATTTTGGTGGTATAATGAGGAGACTCCCCGAGGGTCTCCTTTTTATTTTTATGGTTGATTCAAAAATTTACAAAGTTTTAATTCCCATTAAAGAAAAAACAATTTGTAAAATTAAAAAAAACTTACAAGAAGATCCTCAAAATCTTAATATTTTAAAATCTGTAGTTCCTGAAATCAATGTTTATGGAACTTTTGAGAGAACATTTTCTACATGTTTAGGCAATAGTCTTCAGGAAGTTGCTTCTGTATGTGGAGAAAATGTAGTTAATATTGATAAACAAGAAAAAAAGACTCTTGGTATTGATATTCGATCTTCGTTTGGCGAAGGTCAAATGAAACTTGGTAAAAATACTCAGACAGGAACTCATAAAAAGGATTCATTAAATAAATTACTTGAGACCACAATAAAAAATAATACAAATCCATTTTTTGTTACTGCTCTTGGAGATTCATATGAGTATTTAAAAGATGGAGTTTTGTATATTGGTGGTAAAACATTCTGGTCAAAAATTGGTATTGATTATGATGACCTTTATGATACTATTGTAAAAGTAATTCGGGAAACTTATGATGAAGTCAAATCCACTATCTTCCCTACTCTATGATGAGGTAGATTGTAGGAATATTAAAGTAAAAGACTTTGTGGTTAAACCAACCACTATTCAAGTTGTTTCTGAATTCGTTAAAAAATGGCATTATTCTTCCAATGTAAATGGACTGAGAATTTCTAATGTCTTTGGATTATTTTATCAGGATAATTTAATTGGTGCCATGATTTATGGTCCTTTAGGAATGGCAAATACTTGGAAGAAGTATGCTAGCTCAGAGAATGAAATCATAGAACTTAGAAGACTATGCTGCATTGACAATACTCCTAAAAATACTGAAAGTTATTTCATTGGTAAAACTTTAAAATGGTTAAAAAAGAACACTGATTATAAAATTATTATTTCATATGCCGATACCTTTCACAATCATCAGGGGACAATATATAAGGCATCAAATTTTGAATATGGTGGTCTTACTTCAAAGGGAAGAATTATAAAATACGAAGATAGAACTTATCATGATAAATGTATTAGAACTTATTATGTGGATAAAGATGGAAATAAAAAATTAAAACCATTCGCACAGCGTGTAAAAGATGCTTTGGCAAAAGGAGATGCAAAGTATATTGAAACACCAGGAAAACATATCTACATTTATAGATTGAAAACTAAATAAGGGAGTTCTGAGAACTCCTTTTTTTTATGCTCCTCATCCTCATCCTTTTTCAACTTTTTGGACTGTTTCTTTTCTTAATGTCTATTACTCAGTATATCTAATACATATAATGGTTTCCCTAAAAATATGAAAAACCTATCACTTACTGAAGAGCAAGTTAAACTTTTAGCAGATGCCATTTGGATGCGTCAAAGATGTTTTATAGCAGGAGATAAAAGATTTAAAGAATATGGAGCAATGTTAGACACACTTCTTGAAGATATGGAATACACTCCAAAAAGATTTTGAGATGATTACTTCAGAAACACCACATAAACTTGCAGAAATTATTAGAGCAACTTGGCCCAATCTTTATAATTCCCCTAAAAATAATACAAACGATACGATAAATAAAATAAAAGTAGGAAAAGATTAAATGGCTGCCATACCCTTAAATCTCACAATTGAGCAGGGGGTTGATTATGACGCAACTTTTACGGTGAGAAATAAAGATCAATCACCTTTAAATCTTCTTGGTTATAGTGCTGAGAGTTATGTAAGAAAGCACCATACTGCAGTAATAAAATATCCATTTACTGTTACATTTGTAAATCGTGTAAATGGAGTTATTAATATTTCTATGACAGATACTCAAACTACTCAATTAAAAGAGGGTAGGCATGTTTATGATGTAGTATTGACTGCACCATCTGGTCTTAAAACGAGAGTTGTTATGGGGTCAATTCTTGTAAGTCCAGGAGCCACTTACTAATGTCGGATTATTTAATTACCCTAGACGATACAAGTTATAATCACGAGTATACACTTGGAGTAAACTATGGAATACCGGCAAAACAAGTTCAGTATTCTAATTTAATTCTTGATGATATTGGTAATTTGTTTAATGGATCAACCCAAACATTTCCATTAACAGTAAATGGAGAAGCATATTTTCCATCAAGCGAGCAGCAATTAATTATTTCAATCAATGATGTTATTTTAGATCCAGGAAGTGATTATCAAATTTCTGGAAGCAATATTTATTTTACAACAGCACCGACTAATGGTCATGCCTTTTTCGGTGTTGCTTTAGTAACTGCTGCGGATCTTACAAGAACAGTTGTTTTTCTTTTAGATAATGGATCACAAGACATAACAACTGGTTCGAAAGGTTATTTAAATATTGATGTCTCTGGCGTTATTGAATCTTGGACAGTTGTATCTGAAGATACTGGAAATATAGCTATAGACATATTGAAGACTAATTATTCAAATTTTCCTAATGGATTTACTTCTATAGTTGGTAGTGAATTTCCAAGACTTCAATCTCAAAGTAAAAATCGAGATGATAATTTATCTACTTGGAATGTAAATATTAATGCCGGAGATATATTGGATTTTAGAGTTCTTTCTTGTTCTGGAATCACCAAATGTTCTGTTTTTCTTAGATTGAAGATTTGATTTTAGAGGATTCTAAAAGTTATAAATAAAAGGAGAAATACATTTTTTTATTCCGTCTAGGGAGATTTATACATGGCACTTTTAGTTCACGATAATGGGGAACTTCAATCACTTCGTTACCTTGTAAATAGTAACCATAGTATTCCCAGGAATTTAATTCTGAAATTATACACCAGCGACACAACTCCTGCGGAATCTGATGTTCCTTCACAAACCAAGTATTATGAACCATTTGATTCTACAGGTTCAGTTGGATACGGAACTGCACCAAGCACAGGTTATCCCTCTGTAGTCAATAACAGAAACGATCAAAGTTATTCAAGTCAGTATGGCATTCTTTTGAATGGTAATCGTTGGAATGTAAGAACTATTCTTACTCCAATTGCAACAACAACAGCGACTGGCGGAACAACAGGTCAATATACAATTACAGTTGCATCTACAACAAACATTGCTGTTGGTCATTATGTAACTGGTACAGGAATTGGTGCAAATGCAACAGTTGCTGCAATTAACGGAAGCACTCTTGTTCTTACTGTTGCAAACAGCGGAACTGTAAGTGGCACTCTTGAATTTGGTGTTGGTACAACTACCGCATCATATCCAGAGCAAACATTTACCTTTACCAGTGCTGCAAATAACCAGTATGGTTACTATTTGGTAAGAGCAAATAATATGCCTTATGAGATTCATGGTGTTGAAGATGCTGCAACAGTTAGTGCATCAGCTGGAATTGCTAAAACATCAAATATCGGTGTTATTGGAAATAACTATATTACCTTGTTTGAGACAATTTATAGTCCAACGGGAACTGGAGCCGTAAGTGATTTTACAATTACAGTTTCCAGTGCAACTGGCATTAGTACATCTCAAAGAGTAATTGGAACTGGTATTGCTGATGGCGCTAGAGTAACAGGCAAAATCGGAACAACTGTTTATCTCGACAAACCAAATACTGGATCTGTTAGTGGAGTCACAACTTTTTATGCCAATGTAACTGAGAATCTCAGTGTTGGTATGGGAGTTACTCATGGATTCCTTCCTGGAGAAACCGATGCTATTCCTGCAGGAACTAAAGTTATTGGTATTGATGAATCCACAAGAGTTCTTACTTTAAGTAGTGCATTAACTAATAACATTCAGGCTGCAACCGGTTCAACAGTTTACTTCAATCAAAGTGAAGTTAGTACTGGTTCTACTGCTCATGGACTCGTTGCTGGAGATGTAATCTATATTGCTGCTGGAACGGGGAATGTAACTACAACATCTTCTACATACACTATTGCATCTGTACCTTCCTCAACAACCTTCTTGACTAGTCCTGCACTAGATGGTTCTGGAGATGCAACTCTTTATAGCAGCATTATGTTTGCCGAAAGATTCACAAATGGCCCATACAATATTCAAAATAATGGTGACGAAATTAAAGTTACTCTGAATATTAGTCTTGACTGATTAGTTATATTCATAAATTTATCATGGAGGGGTTGCATTAGTAACTCCTCCTATTTTTTTCTTTTAGGAGATAATTATGTCAGCACGATTTGTGGGTATAAATTCTACATTTGAATATCAGAGACAAGTTATTAATGCTCTTGCGGAAGATGTTTTTAATAATTATTCTGGAGTTACAACATCTATTGGCGGATTTACTAGTGGTATAGGCATTACAAATGCCGTCCAAATAAGTGTATCCGAAAATATTTTAACTTTTAATGTAGTTGGTGTTGGGTCTACTAGTCTGACCCTTTATTAATATAAACTAAATATTATCAGATAAAGTCAAGGATGTACCTTGCATAACCTAAAGTTAGAGTAAGCCTATGGCAGTTTACTCATATATTGCTGAAAGAATACCATTTACCATTGCAGATGTTGCTGATGAGCAGATTAGCACATATGCAGATTTTATAGTATCTACTTTTTCCACAAGTTCAAGTAAGATCTTGAATTCAAAAGGAGAACTAAGCGAAAGTATAGCGTATGATTATAATGAATCATCAATAGTAGGGCCCGATGGTGATGATTATGGATCAATTACAAGCGCCATAGTTGATCAAGAGGATTATGGATCAATTGCAAATAATACTTATTATTCATGGCAACAAGAAGATTATGGGTTAATAACAAATAATACGACTTTAAGGCCATTTGGAATTCTTTATGCAATCAATAACACACCTGCAGAAAGTTTAACCAGAATATCAATTATTAGTGGAGTCCGTTTTTCCCTATCAGGAAATTCTGATGTTGCGATTCTTCCACTCATATATGGTTCTGGTTATCTGGTCGCGCATGGAGTTTCCAGTCAAAAACAAACTGCTTCTTATGAGGGAGTAGGATCATTACTAGGTCTTTCTGGTGGTCTAGAAAATATAACAGTAAGTTATAATCAATCATCTGTAGTAAATCCAGTTGGCGATGATTATGGATCAATTGCAGATGCTATAGTTGATCAGGATGATTATGGATCTTTATTAGAAAGTACTTATTATCCATGGCAGCAAGAAGATTATGGATTCATAACGAATAATGAATCAATCTTCCCATATGGCAATATTAATATTGAGGGTAATGCGACAGAAAAACTATCCTCAAGGATTATTGGTTCCGGAAGGTTAAATCTCAATGGAAATGCTTATGCAATTAGAAAACCAAGAGAAACCGGTAGAGGACGACTATTTAAGATTGGTGGTTCTGTTTATACAACAGCACTATTTGACTGGTCGGGATCTGGATCAATCTTTAAGTTCTCTAGTAAGGTTGAGAAGAGAACTTATGTTTATAATGAATCAGCTTATGTTGGTACATTTGGCGATGATTATGGATCAATTGCAGATGCTATAGTTGATCAGGATGATTATGGATCTTTATTAGAAAGTACTTATTATCCATGGCAGCAAGAAGATTATGGATTCTTAGAACCAGATGGAACTCTGATTCCATATGGTAAGATTAAGATTGGTGGTAATGCGACAGAAAAACTATCCTCAAGGATTATTGGTTCCGGAAGGTTAAATCTCAATGGAAATGCTTATGCAATTGCAAAACCAAGAGAAACCGGTAGAGGACTATTTAAGATTGGTGGTTCTGTTTATACAACAGCACTATTTGACTGGTCGGGTTCCGGATCAATCTTTAAGTTCTCTAGTAAGGTTGAAAAGAGAACTTATGTTTATAATGAATCAGCTTATGTTGGTACATTTGGCGATGATTATGGATTTATTAATCAATCACCAATATCTGAAGAAGACTATGGATTGCTTTCTGGAGATTCATATTATCCATGGCAGCAAGAAGATTATGGATTCTTAGAACCAGATGGAACTCTGATTCCATATGGTAAGATTAAGATTGGTGGTAGTGCAGATGATAAGTTTGATAAAGTATATCCATATTCTGGATCTGGTGTTGCTACATTCAGTTCTGCTGCTGAGATTGATTCAACTCCAAAAGAATTTGGTAAAGTTCTATTCAGAATTGGTGATAAAGCAACTACTATATTCAAACTTAGATATATTGGTTCTGGATCGGCAACCATTAGTAATGTAATTGATAAGAATATTAATCCAGATATTAGATTCTTTACTCAAGTAGAAACTGTTATTTGGAATCCACCAGAATCTACTGAACTATTCAAAATTACTGGATCTATCATTGAAAAGAACACCGAATCTTACTTTGGTTCTGGTAGAATCTTTATTGGTGAAAAGATTACCCCAATCTTTAGACTTAAGCATATTGGATCTGGATCTGTTAAAGTTTCTGGTGAAGGTGATGAATCATATATTCGTACACCATTTATTGGTTCTGGATCAATCTTTACATTCATTAGTGCTGCTGAGGTATCAGGATCTAATCCACCAGAATCTACTGAACTCTTCAAGATTACTGGATCTGCTGTTGAGAAGAATACAGAATATCATTCTGGATTAGGAATCATTAATATTGATTCTTCTGCAACTACTATATTCAAACTTGGCCACATTGGTTCTGGATCTGTTAATGTTAATGACTCTGCTAATGAGTCTACGACACCATCCCCACATGTTGGTTCTGGATCAATCTTTACATTCATTAGTGCTGCTGAGGTATCAGGATCTAATCCACCAGAATCTACTGAACTCTTCAAGATTACTGGATCTGCTGTTGAGAAGAGTAGAGATTCTTATGTTGGTTCTGGATCAATCTTTACATTCATTAGTGCTGCTGAGGTATCAGGATCTAATCCACCAGAATCTACTGAACTCTTCAAGATTACTGGTAGAGGTCTTGAGTCTAGAACTCCAGCACCGCACATTGGTACAGGATCGCTCTTTGCTTTCATTGGATCTTCCGAAACCATAACTTCAAACCCATCAGAATCTACTGAACTCTTCAAGATTACTGGATCTGCTGTTGAGAAGAATACAGAGGTTTATATTGGATCTGGATTATTCGACATTAATGATAAGGCAACTACAATCTTTAGTCTTAATCATATTGGTTCTGGATCAATCTTTACATTCATTAGTGCTGCTGAGGTATCAGGATCTAATCCTCCAGAAACCCCACAACTCTTTAAGATCTCTGGTTCTCTTAATGAGAAAAGAGCCAATCCTCATATTGGTTCTGGTTCACTCTTCACATTTATTAAATCTGCGGAATCTAGAACTAAGTTTGTTTCAACTATTGGTCTCTTCAAGGTTACTGGATCTGCAATTGAGAAGAATGTCGAATCTTACAGAGGTTCAGGTAGACTCTTTGAATTTGGTCGTTCTACTCAATCACTCACTTACTTTGCAAAAACAACGGGTCTCTTCAAGATCACTGGATCTGCAATTGAAAAGAGTAGAGATTCTTATGTTGGTTCTGGATCAATCTTTACATTCATTAGTGCTGCTGAGGTATCAGGATCTAATCCTCCAGAAACCCCACAACTCTTTAAAGTTACTGGATCTGCGATTGAGAAGAATGTCGAATCTTACAGAGGTTCAGGTAGACTCTTTGAATTCTCTAGTGGAGTAGAATCTAGAACTAAGTTTGTATCTACAACAGGTCTATTCAAGGTATTTGGATCGTCACAAGTTAAGTTTGCTAACAAGCATGTTGGCAATGGTCTTGTTAATCTTGATGGAAAAACTGAAGAAAGTACACTCCAGGGACACATTGGTTCTGGTATCATCTTTACCTTTATTAGTAAAACAGAATCCAAGGTTTCAAATGTTGAGACTATTGGAACTATTAAAGTTAATGGTGAGTCTGAGACTAAGTTCAATAGATCTGAGATTGGAAAAGGAACTCTTGAAGTTAATGGATCCGCAACTACTGTATTCAAACTTAAAACGATTGCTTCTGGATTGTTTGATATTATTGGAACAGCACAAGAATCCTTTACACCAGATGTCCATATTGGATCCGGATCTCTTGCTATGTTTAATAGCAAAGAAGAATCTGTTCTATTCGTACCATCTATTAGAGGAACTGTATTTACTTTTGTTGGTACAGCAGCAGAAAGAAACACTGAAGCATATAATGGATCGGGATCAATTGATACTCTCAGCGGTTCTGCAGAGGTATTTACTGCAATTTACAATGTTACCAAAGTTCTCTTTATTATTGGTGGGTCTGCTTTAGAAGCATATGTACAAGGATCCTTTAAAGAAGAAGGAAATATTATTCTTAGAGGTAAGTCTCAAGATAGATATGTTGAATATGAACCCCCAACTACAACAAGAATTTATATTATATGATAAATAATATCAGATTAGCTACTAGTAATTGCGGTGATTTTATCGCGGTAACGAAGACGTAGGCGTAAGTTGATGATCTATATTATTTAATAAATACTATTAAAAGACTTACTAGTAATGGCGAATACCAAAAGAGTTCAATTTAGAAGAGGAACAGCCGCTGAACATCAGGCATTCACGGGAGCTCCAGGTGAAGTAACAGTAAATACAACTAATAGTTCTGTTCATGTACATAATGGCATAACTACTGCTGGTCAAGAGTTGGCTAGGATTGATCTGAATAATGTAAGTAGTGCTGAGTTTAATGGTGAATTGACCGTTAATACAGTAGGAATATCTAGCACAACTGGTATAACAATAGGTATAGGAAATACTGAACTTGTTGTCAAAGGTGATGCTAGAGTTACTGGTGTCCTTACTGTAGGTTCTTCTTCTATTACTATTGATGGTATTAACGATGTAATTAGCGCAGAAACAATTCGCTCTAGTAGAATTAGAATTACTGATGATCCAATTTTATTGGATTCCTTTCAGAAAATTATAAAGACTGAGTTAACTCCATTTACAACTGTAATTCCTGTTAATAATATAGATTCTTTAATAGTTGATGATAGATTGTATCTTGATGGATATTATAATAATGTATCTATAATAGGATTTGGTACAGTAACTGTTATTCCATATTATTCTCCTTATTCTCAAACAACAACAACTGTTGTTACTGGAATTAATTCTACAATAATAGGTATTGCATCTACCGGATCAATTAACACTGATTTGACCAATTATATAACAATTGACGGTTACTTAACAAATATAGAAGTAACAGGTATCACTACAATTGCCGTAACTACTGATATATTTGGTGTAATTGGAACTACCGGAATAAGTACTACAGTAGCTATTGGATCCACAATTTTAGGCGTAAATTCTATTGCTGGTATAGAAACTGGAGATTATATTTCAGTAAATCAATCACAAAATCCAGTTTCTATTGCAGCTACTGTTAATAATCTTGGTTTTTCTGATTATGTTTTTACTGGTCAAATTAATGGAACTGATCTAGCAATCACAATAAATGCCGGAGATACTTTAATTTTAAATATTAATGCATCTGGTCATCCTTTTTGGATTCAAACATCTCCAGGAGCATATAATCCAGCAAATGTTGTAACTGAAAATATTACAAATAATGGAATTCAATCTGGAACATTAACCTGGACACCTCAAACTGTAGGCACTTATTATTATGTCTGTGAGAATCATAGTAATATGGGTGGATCTATTACAGTAACACCAGCATCTACAGTTGGTATTATAACAAATGTTCCTATAGTTGATTTAACAACACTTAATTTGCCATCATTTTATCAGCAATTTTCTTCAACTGGGATATCAACTACTGTTGGCCTCGGATCTACTATAATACCTGTAAATATTGGTCCATCTACAAGTTACAATAATCCATATTTGAATATTGATAGCATATTTGATAATGTTGAAATTGTCGGTTTAACTACAGTATCTCTTCCTGATGCTTATTTTCCTTCAAATACATTTTCAATTTCAACAACTGTTGGCGCAGCATCAACTACAATTTATATTACTCCTCCTCCAACTGGAATAACAACAAGTCAATATTTATTGATTGATGGGATATTTAATAATATTTCAATTGTCAGTGTTGGGGATACTTATATTGGAATAGATCCTGGCGATACATATGGATCAACAATATCAACAGGTACTCTAGTTACAGTAAATGATTTTCAAACAAATCGCGTTGGTGATGCAGTTTTAATTGGTATCGCAGATACTCATGGTGCTTCAATAAGTACTGGAACCACAGTTGGATTTAGTACATTTGTTACACCAATTACTAATGCTGTTGTTATTGGAACTGCAAATACTGTAGGGACATCAATTTCTACAGGAACTGCAGTATCATTTACACAGTATATTTTTGTTGAAGGACCAGCTGTTAGTATAAGTAGTGGTATTGGATCTGCTATCCCAACATCTTCTGTTGTTGGGTTTAGTACACTGTATAATGTTCGTGATTCAATTATCATCGATATATCAGATGCCAATGCATCTTTCATTTCTAATGAATCAATATTAGATATTGTTCGATATGATTCCGAAGGAAGTAACCTTAAATTAGATTATGTAAATGTACTTGGAATTACTACATCTAATGACTTAAATGTAACAGATCATGCTCAGTTTAACACAGTTAATGTTTCTAGTGGATCTACTTTTAACGATATTCGAGTTCAAGACGATATAATTGTTGAAGGTGATGCTAAAATTGTTGGAGTATTGACAGTTGGTTCTGGAACAGTTACCATCAATGGAGATACAAATACTCTTAATATTGGCAACAATGTAACACTTCATACAAATACATCAAGAGTTAATCACTTAAGAGCAACTGGAATATCTACCTTCGAAAATGATGTTCATGTTGCTGGCACAAATGCATTCAAGAGTGTTCGTCTTGGAGTTGGTAATACCGAACTTCTTGTTACTGGTAATGAAAGAGTTACAGAAACACTTATAGTTGGTTCAAATGTTGTTTTGGATGGAACAAATAACAAGGTTTCTTCTGGAATCGGTAGTTTCCAAAACTTAATTATTTCGGGTGCTGGTACTGTTGATATTGATCATCTAAATGTTTCTGGAATCGTTACTGCTGGTAGAGTTATTGGTGCAGGACTTTCATTTCCAACTGCAGATGGCTTACCAGGTCAAGTTGTAACGACTGATGGATTTGGTAATCTATCCTTCAAAACTGGAGGTGCTGGTGGTTCTGATTATGTGATTAGAGTTTCTCAGGCAAATGGTGATGATGAGAACGACGGCAGTATTTTGCCAGTCAGAACTCTCAAAAAAGCAACTCAATTAGCTTCTAAGATTGGGCAAAGAGTAACCATTTATGTTGAGACTGGAGAATATATTGAAGATAACCCAATCATTGTTTATGATGATGTTTCTATTATTGGTGACTCTCTTAGAAATATTGTTGTTAGACCTCTAAATGCTGGTAAGGATTTATTTAAACTAAGAAGTGCCTGTTATATCACAGGAATGACATTTAATGATTATGTTGACCCATCGACTCAAGTTCCACAACATACCTTTGAATATTCTGTTGCATTTGATGATCCATTTAATTCAAATGTGGACAGGACTGGATATGCTTGCCCTGGAATACTAACTGTTACTGACTTTAAGTATAATCACATTACTGGGATTGCAACGGTTACTACCCAACAAGAGCATGAACTTTATAGAAATCTAACAGTTCGTCTTGCTGGTTTGGCATTTACTTGTGGGTATGATGAAGTTGGTATTAATACCTTTGCATATGATCACACAACTGGCGTATCTACAATTACTTTCTTTAGTAGTGCTTTATTTGGAGAAACGGGAAATCAGGGATATAAGATTGATGATGAATTGTTCCTTGCAAATCTTCCATTCTCATGTGGAGCAGAGCACGCAGGTGTAACAACAACTATCTTCCCAGATGGAACAAGTCAATATGGAAGAGTATTCACTATTACTGGCATCAATACTGCAGCAAAAACAGTAACTTTTAATGCTGGTGTTTCAACAATTCCTCACATTTACGAGGGTTGGCCAACAGTTGCAATTAGTACTTTTGCTTATACAAATACTACTGGTATTTCTACTGCAGTAACAGCATCAGCACACGGTTTCAAAGTTGGTGATAGAATTGCACCATCCATGCTTCAATTTACCTGCCCAGGTGGATCCGGTATTACTACAGACTTCTTCCCTGATGGTACGGTAACTAGTGCATCAAATGATGGTTATACTTTTGTAGTCACTTCAGTTCCCGACAGCACTACTTTTGTTTATAATGCAGGCATTTCAACTATACCTCATACTTATCTTGGTGGTGGTACTGTTCGTAGAGTTCCAATTGTTCAAGAAGTTTGGAGATATCCAGAGAAACTTTCTAGTGGACAAAAGGATTTTCCAGTTCGTAAAGTTATCAATGACTATACTTTTGAGATTAAGACAGAACCTCATACAAATGGTTGGGCTCATTATTATGTTCAGGACGGCACTGCGAGACTTTCAAAACCCGTAATTAATAAGTCTCCGTATATTCAAAACTGTTCTATTATTTCTTCTCTTGGTGGTAATGGTATTCTTGTTGATGGTGATAAAGTTCTTTCACCAAACAAGGCTGTTATTCCAGAATTAGGCGAAAAACCACCCGTTGGCGACCAACCAGAGTTTGGTAAGTCAATGGTTGCGGCAACATTCACCATGATTTCATTTGGTGGTGTTGGTTGGAGAACAATTAATGACGGTTATGCACAGGTTGTTTCTTGCTTCCAAATTTTCTGCCGTTATGGATCATTAACTCAGTCTGGTGGTTACCTCTCAATTACCAACTCCGCAACTAACTTTGGTCTTTATGCTTTAAGATCTACTGGTTATAGTAGAAATTCGTTCGGGTTTGACCGTGGTCGTATCACGGCTACTGGTGTTAGTGGTGGACTTCAGACGCTGAAAGCAGTTGGTTTAGGTAGAGCAGATCAAGAACTCTTTATTCTTAAGTTCCTTAACAGCAACTTAGAAGATAAAACATCACTCTTTAAACCACTTGTAACGACTCAGGAATTTACTGGTGTTGCTGTTGATGATGTAAATGATATCTTTATTATTCCTGGACATCCTTTCCAAAATGAAGAGTCTGTGGTTTACTATGGGGATGAAAGTGTAGATCCACCAATTCAAATTAATGGTCTTATAAGTGGAAACGTCTACTATATTGGTTATATTAATGCATCATCATTTAGACTCTATGAAGATGAAGGACTAGAAACTCTTGTGGCGCTAGGTTCAACATTTGTTGGTATTAATACTTTTGTTGGAAATAATCAAGAGTTTATTGTAAATGAAGTTATTGATAAACACAACTCATATCAAACAATTAGTCTTGGTTCTACTGCTAATCCATTAGTATTTGTTTCAGGTAGACAAATTACTCAGACACTTCCTACGGGAACTGCAACTGGTATTGCTTTGACATATAGTTCATCTACTAGAGAACTTATTGTTTCTGTCGAATCTGTTGCTGGATCTAGAAGATTCTTCTCTACTACAGGAAATCCAATTGTTGATCACAGTCCATCACCCGTTTCTGTTGGACTAACCGCAGTTCAGAGTAGATCTGATTATTGGACATCAGAATTTAAAGTTGATTCTACTCAACCAGGAAATGTAATTATTGGTATTAGCACTTTACCTGAGAACTATTATATACACTTCCATCGTCCATCTATTATTAACTCATCTTCTCACACTTGGGAATATGCTGGTTCTGGAATTGATTATAATGCACTTCCTCAAAATGGTGGTAAAACGGATTATGCTAAAGAACAAGTTTCCGAGTTAGGTGGTCGTGTTTATGCCTCAGGTACTAACGAACTTGGAGACTTTAAGATCGGAGATTTTATTACTGCTTTCAACAGAACTGGTAATATCATCTTCAATAATAAAGTTACTATTGGCCAGTTAGATTCTCTTAGATTGAGTCTTTCTGGTGGTGTTGTTGTTGAAGAGTTCTCAACAGATCAGAACTTAGGTGAAGGAGAAATTGGAGGGCCTCTTAATAGGAGAGTTTCTACTCAATTGGCAGTAAGATCTTTCTTGAATAACAGACTTGGCGACTTTATCGATAAGACTGTTTCTACAAGTGCAATTCCAAATTCTGTTGTTCAATTGAACAGTAATGGTCAAATTAACCCAGACCTTATTCCACCAAAAGTTGTTAACTTTATTACTACAAATGTAAACGGTGCAAAAACAACTCTTGTAAACAGAATTCCAGCAGCAAATATTAAGCAAGGTGATACTGTTGTTGAACCAGAAAATTCATTTGTACTTGTAAATGATACATTGAGTGAGTTCTTAATTCTCGATACAGATACAAGAAATTATAATTTCCAAAATGGAGATGAAGTAATTAGTGCTCTATCTGCTGGAACTGCAATTGGTATTGTTACTGCTCCAACTTATGTTGGATATGGAACAACCGGTCTTGTAAAGGGTGTCGCATTAAGTCTCAAGACCCTTTCTGGTGGTTCTGGATATACTAACCCCGGAATTTATACATCCATCTTACTTGACACAGTTACTGGTATTGGTACTGATATTCTTGCAACAGTTACAATTAGTGCCGGCGGAAATGTGACAGCAGTTGGCATTGAAACTGGTGGTAGGTATTATCAATCTGATGATATTTTAACAATTAATGATCCAAGTAGAATTGGTGGAAGATCTAATGGATCAAACTTTACGATTAAAATAGACGATGTACAAACTAGATTGTACATGTCTTTGACTAACAGTGCCAAATTCCCAGGAACAGCTGCATTACCAGATTTTGTTTCTGATGGAGATGCAATTGGAATACAAACGACCGTAAATAATGCTGGACTAGCAGTTACATTCTCTCCAACCAACTATTTGACGGGTGGTAGTGTTGACTTTACGACATATAGGATAATTGTTGATAATACAAACCTTGATAATGGAGATCCTGTTGTTTATTCTTCAGAAGGTGGAAATGGTATAGGTGGGTTAACCGATGGCCAAACATATTATATTAAGAAAGTTGGAGTTAGTTCTATTGAACTCCATCCAACTTATGGATTGTCTTCTATCGTAACTCTTCTTTCTAGTGGAACTGGAACTCATTCTTTAACCAGAACACCAATCAATACAGATAAAAATACAATTATTTTTGAAGATCATGGATTTGTAACTGGTGATCCTGTAAAACTGACTGGTAGTGCTCCAACTGGTCTTAGTGTTGGATCATTCTACTATGTTGGTTCTGCAACTACAAATTCATTTACACTGCATGGAACTCGTGCTGAGTCAACTGCATCTGTTAATGGATTTACTCTGAACGCTGTTGGAATTACAACAGTTGGTTCTGCAACTACACTCACATTTACTAAGCAAAATGTCCAGTATAGTGCCACGGTTAATACTTCATCATCAATTGAAAGCAACTGGTCATTGCTTGCTAAGCAGGACATTGATGCTGCAAATATTGTAACCGGTATAGTTTCACCAACAAGACTTGGATCTGGTTCTGCAACAGATTTCACTTTCCTTGCAGGTGATTCTTCATTCAAAAAAGTTGCAACATCTGTTGGTATTGGAACAACAACACCATTACAAATTCAATCAACATCTCAAGATCTTGCACCGGGTGGTGTTGGAGTTAATACTCATTATGGAGATATAATCATTGAACCAAATAGAGTTGAATCTTCCCTTGATCTCTATTCAACTTTAGGTATTGCGAGATTTAAGTCATCGACATTTGAAATTGGCTCAAATGGTGCTGTTGGAATTAGAAACTCTAATACAGGTGATGTCGATGCTTCCACTCTTGGTGGACAATCTGGTGCATATTATCTCAGTGCAAATAATCACACTGGTGTTGTTCAAATTACCAGAGGTGGTACTGGATTAAATGGAGTTCCTCAGGTAGGTTCAATTCTAATTGGAAATGGATCAGCATATAATCTTACAAATACTCCTACATTCACAGGTCATGTTGAGTTTAATGCTGGATTAACTGTTACGGGAGTTGCAACTGCCACTGACTTTAATGCAACATCTGATGCTAATCTCAAGACCAATATAAGACTAATTGAAAACTCTCTAGATCTCATTACTGAAATTGAGGGTGTAAGATTTGATTGGAAAGAAACAAAGAGACCTTCTATGGGTGTCATTGCTCAAGAAGTCGAAAAAGTTCTTCCTGAACTCATTGGTCAAGGTGAAACTAAGTCTGTTAACTATAATGGATTAGTTGGTATTCTGATTGAAGCAGTTAAAGAACTTCAAAAAGAAGTTAATGAACTAAAAGCAAAACTTGATAAATAATATGAAGCTAAGCCGAGTGGAGACACGAAGATGGCAATAAAAATTGGAGGAGTTACTGTTATTGATGACCAGAGAAATTTGGTCAATATTAACACAGGTTTAGGTGTTGGTATAAAATCTACAACTGAATATGAAAGTAATATTATTGGATTAGGTGTTACCATGCTCAATTTTATCGGAGCAGGTAACACCTTTAATTATAATGCAGCCTTAAATCAGATGGATATTTTTATCCAGGGCGGTATTTCTACAAATACGATTGCAACTTGTAGAGGTTTTGCAAACAATCATGCAATTATTGATGAATTGTTTATGCCTTCTTATTATCAAGAAGGAACTAATTATGCTATGGCTGGTCCAATAAGTGTTTCTGTTGGAGCAACAGTCACGATTGGCGCTGGTGTTTCTTACATTGTAATTTAATGGAGAAAATTTATGTCAACACTTAGAGTTAATAAAATAACAAGTCTTGAAGATGGTCCTGTAGAATTTACTAAAGGAGTCACTTTTCCAGAAAATGTATCTTTTGAGACTACCACACAAAGCACAACTCGTCTCGGAATTGGTATTAGTTCTCCTACTGGTATTTTGACTGCTCCAACATTAAATACACAAACTATTAATATTACTGGAGTTTGTACAGCAACTACATTTACTGGTGTTGCAGGTGCTATAGGATTAACTAATATTCCTGGACTTCCGAATGGAAAGGCAATTGCTCTAACATTAATAACTTAAAAAAATGATAGAAAAATCACAACTTAAAGTAGATAGTATTGTTGATGTATATGGAATTTCTTCTCCAGAACTTCCATACAGTGCTGTTATACCTCCAGAAGGAACTCTTAATGTTAATGGAAATATAAATGTTGTCGGAGTTTCTACAATGGCAGATTTAAGAGTAGATTCTGTTGTTTCTCAATCTATTGTTGCTACAGCATTTGTAGGAGATGGTTCTGGATTAACAGGATTGCCAATAGTTAATGATTCAAAAGTAGTTGGTTTATCTTTAATATTTTAAAAAAAAATTATGTCAAGAATTAAAGTAAATTCAATTGTAAATAGATTTGATACAGGAGCTCCAATATTTCCATATAGCGCCGTTATACCACCTGGTGGAACTTTAACTGTAAATGGAAGTATAAACACTGTCGGTGTTTCAACACTTCAATCTATTCAAGCAGATACTGTTTTATCCCAAACTATCACTGCAACATCATTTGTTGGAGATGGATCTGGATTGACTGGATTACCTACAGTAAATCAAAGTAAAGTTGTCGCACTTAAAATGATTATAGATCCTTTGCCATTTAGATCATGATCGATATTAAAGTAGACTCTATAGTTGGTTCTAATGGAGAATCTCCTCCATCTTTTCCAGAAGGAATTAATATTGGGCAAAATATAATTAATAATTATGGGAATCTTAATGTTTCTGGAATTTCAACGATCCAAACTATAAATGTAGATACTTCTATTTCTAATACTCTTTATTCTTCGTCTTATTTTGGTGATGCTTCTGGATTAACAGGAATTGATGCTACAACTACATTGAGTAAAGTTGTAGCACTAAAATATCTTCTTTCCGATCCCCCTTTAAGATCATAAAGTACATAAATAAACTTAGTTAACAAATTAGTTATTCAGAAAAAATCATGGTAGCTCCAAATATTGTAGGTGTAACAACCATTACTGGGATCACGACTTCAATAAGTCTTGCCAATACTTCTGCTAATGTGATTGTTAGTAATCCTGCTAATAGTCAATATGTTTATAAAATAAACTCAATCATTGTTGCAAATGATGATGGTGCCGCAACTGCAAATATTACTCTTAATTTGCACGATTCTGCTTCTGGTGCTGGCACTGCAACTAGATTAGCATTTGCAATTGATGTTTCTGCTAAGTCAACTCTTGTTATTTTGGATAAAGCATCTTCAATTTATTTGCCAGAAAATGCATCTATTACAGCTACAGCATCTGCAGCTAATGACTTAGATGTTACTTGTTCATATGAAGCAATTATTGATTGATAGGAGAAATAAAAATGTTAGATATTACTGGACTTTACTCTCATATGGGTCAAGAACCACGAGAATTACCTCATGAAATTTTATTAAGTGATGGTAGAAGTAGAACTGATAGAGAATCTTTTACAGAAGAAGAGATAAAAGATGCCGGATTTAGTGGGCCATATGAAGCACCACAATATGATGCAAACACTGAAATGTTAGTTTGGGATTCTGGAACATTAAGTTTTTTTGTTCAAAAAATTCCAATGAATACCCAATCACAAAGGCAATTTACAGAAGAAGAACTTTGGGTAATATTTAGAGCAGAAAGAGATTTTCGTTTAACGAAGTCTGATTGGGTTCTTGTTCAAGATTCTCCTCTTTCTGATGAGAAAAAACAAGAATGGAGTTCTTACAGACAAAAATTAAGAGATCTTCCGAGCACTATTTCGACAATTTCTAGTATGGAAGAAATAGTCTGGCCTGAAGTTCCACAGTAAATTTTTAAAGATTTAAAACAATGACTGTCTTTAACTTATCTAAAAATAGATCTTTACCTAGAATTACAGGACATAATATTAGAAAAGTTGGGTCTGTTTCTGGTGGAAATGCAACTACTGATTTTGCAAATCGTCTAAGATCTAACAGATGGACATCTACGGGTGCTTCATCAATGACAGTTACAAACACCATTCATTGGGTAAATACTCGTCAAATTAGAGGTACTAATAGTGCTTATTTAGAGTATTTAATCGTCGCCGCCGGCGGTGGTGGCGGCTGTGACATGGGCGGCGGCGGAGGCGGTGGTGGTGTCTATAATTTCACCACTTCTGATCCATTGATTAATACTGCAACATCTGAAACCCTCAATGTGTCTGTAGGAGGCGGTGGCGGTGGTGGCGGCCCCGGAACTAATGGCCCAAGAGGTGGTGACGGTGGAAGTTCTTCTATTACAGGCACTTCTATTAATTTAACTGCTACTGGCGGCGGTGGTGGAGCATCTGATCACGATACAAATAGTTATCCGGCCGGTAACGGTGGTTGCGGTGGAGGAGGATCTGGTGGAAGATATTCTGCTGGTAATTATGGTGGTGCTGCCGGATCAGGTATAGCAGGTCAAGGATACTCTGGGCAATGGTCTTATTATGCATGGTATCCAGGTGGCGGTGGAGGAGCAAGTCAAGCTGGATTTTGGGTTCCAGCAGGCGGTGGAAAAGGTAGATTTTCAAATATTGTAGGTGCTGCTCATCACTGGGGTGGTGGTGGAGGTGGTGCAGGATATAGTGGTTCGGGTGGCGATGGTGGAATCGGCGGTGGAGGAGCCGGTGCTGTTGGTGGTCCTGTCGGTGGAGGACGAGCCTTAAATGCAGGAGCAAATAGTTTTGGTGGTGGCACCAACACCTGGGCAAATACTCCTGGATCTCCTGCTGGTGCAAACACAGGCGGCGGTGGCGGCGGCGGTGCGCACTATCAGTCAAATAACCAAGGCGGCCAAGGAGGAACTGGTATTGTAGTTGTCCGTTATTATGCAAATACGGGTACAAGCAGACCAGGAGACGGTAGAACACAAACTACTCCAGGAGTAAGCGCCTGGCAAATTCTTCAAGATTTTCCGGAATCAAAAGATGGAATTTATTGGATTCAAATGGGTAGTGGTGTTTATGGGGTTTATTGTGATATGACAACTGATGGTGGTGGATGGATGCGAGTTATGAATGGCGGAAATACTGGAGGAGTTCAACTTGCCGGAATTACTGCTGCAGTTGGAAATCCCGCAACTGAAAGAGGCAAGTATAGCGATAGTGATATAAATTGGTTAATACAAAATACATCACCTTCATATAAAGTTTTTAGAATGAGAGTTGGTGCTGGGGTTGATTATTTCTTCTGTGATGCTGACTGGAATTCTAATACACCGTCTTCAACTGCAGACATGCCAAATGGTTGGAATACATATGCGGATTATTTGGCTAATCCTATAGGCCCAGCAAGTTATAGTGGGGGTCAGCAGTCTTCTAATTATACATACCCTGTTTTAGGAAGTTATGCTGGATGGGGAAATCAAATGATGTCTCCAATGAGTCCAAGCAGAGATGCGTTCTATGGCCCAAGTGGAGATACAAATGATGGAGAAATTTATCTACGATAAGAGTTGACAAGATTAATTTTTTGAAGTATTGTTGTTTTAAATAATTTATTAACATGCCAATTCAAGATTATAGCATAATTCCTTTATTCCCAACCGTAGTTTTTGAAACAAAGTTGGAGGATAATTTTGATGAAGATTATGCTAAAATGAAAGACGGATATGAATTTATTGATAATTTTATCTATCAAAACTGTTATGTAAGTAATTGTTTTACAATACTTGATGATTTTCCAAAATTAAAAGAAACACTATTAAAAGTTTTTTATATTGTAAAAGACGAAGTTCTTTTGTATCAGAATACAGACTTTGCAATCACTACTAGTTGGTTAACAAAGGTAAATCCAAACGCAACATCTCATCTTCATAACCATAAAAATAGTTTTTATAGTGGTGTTTTATATTTTGATGATATTGAAGATTGTGGTGGCCTTTGGTTTGATAGAGATTCTGTAGGAACATCTTCTTTTCTAGTAAATGAACCATTAGAGTATAACATTTATAATAGTTCGGGATGGAAAATTGATCCTGGAAAAAATGTTGTAGTATTTTTTCCAAGTTATTTGAAGCATAAAGTTGGATATCATAAAGCACCTGTGGATAGATATTCATTAGCATTTAATATTATACCAATTGGAAACTTTGGCATGTGTGATTCTACAATTAATCTTAGTGTTTCTGTGCCAAGAAATAATAAAGATTTGAAGTCAATAAAAGGTGATTTTGTTTAGTATGAAAGATTATGTTATTAGTGATAATTTTCTTCCAGAAAATGATTTTCTTATATTAAAAGAAACTTTATGTTCTGATAATTTTCCCTGGTATATTGCAACTATTTTGACACCAGAATATTTTGATCAAGATGATAATTTAAATTTTCAATTAGTTCATAATTTCTTTTTTAATAATAGACAAAATAGCAGTTATTATCAACTTCTTTATCCATTAATAGATAAATTAAATTGTCGATCTATTGTAAAAATAAAAGCTAATCTGACCCCAAAAACGGAAAGTATACTAACATATAAATTTCATACAGATGTTGATTATGAATGTATGACCTCAGTGTTTTATTTAAATACTAATGATGGGTTTACAAAATTTTTAGATGGTACTATTGTGAATAGTGTAGAGAATAGACTTTTGACATTTAATTCATTAATGCGGCATACGGGATCAACATGCACTGACGAGAAATACAGAAGTGTAATAAATATAAATTATTTTTGATATGACATGAATGTAACTTACTTTAATGATAAAAATCAGTTTCCATATTTAATAATTGATAATTTTTATGATGAAAATGAACTAAAATCAATATGGGAAGAATTAGATTTTTTGTGTTACAATAAAAAATTAAAACCACCGGAATCCACAGGGACGGCTTTTGATGACAAAAATTTTATTTTGAAAAAGAATTCTGCTTTATGGTTAGATTCTGCATATAAAGATAGAAATCTTTCAAATATATTACAAGTTAATAGAAAAATATTTAATATATGGGCAGATATTGTAGTTAAACACCCATCATGGTTTTTCAATAATGTTGATATTGTCCGAGATACAACTTTAATTTCATATTATGAAAATCAAGATCACTATAAACGGCATAAAGATCATGGATATTTGACTAGTTTAACATGGTTTTACAAAGAACCAAAAAAATTTAGTGGTGGTAATTTGCATTTTGATGAATTTAATCTAACTATTGAAGTTGAAAATAATAAAACAATAATGTTTCCATCTACAATTTGGCACTCTGTTGATCCTGTTATCATGAAACCAGAGTTTTGTGGTAAAAAAAATGGTAGATTTTGTATGACACATTTTATGAATACCACATTTATCTAAATTAAATTCATATATACTAAAAAGATTTAAATTAAGTTATGAAATTTACAGTTTATTCTAAAGATGGTTGTCCCTATTGCGACAAGATCAAACAAGTGCTAGAATTAGCAAGTCTCGATCATGTTGTTTATCGACTTGATTTTGATTTTACCAGAGAAGACTTTTATGAAAAGTTTGAATGGGGTGCAACTTTTCCTCAAGTTGTACTAAATGAAGAAAGCGAAGATGAAGAAAAACTTGGTGGATGCACTGATACAGTTAAATATCTTCAAGAACAAAAGATGGTGTAATGAACTCAACCTTTAATGAAATCTATTTTGATGTTGAGAAGGCCATTGATCTCGCATTCAATGGTCATTTTGTTTTGGATCTATATGGTTACTTAAAGGTTAAAAATGCTAAAAGACTTGAAGTTGAAGAATTTATTCATAGTGCTACGGCAAGCAATATTCAAATTATTACCAAAGATTTGGACGAGTATATTGAAGGTGGTTCGGATAGTTCACACAAACAACTTCGTGAAGCATATGGGCATATTCCTAAACCACAGGCAAGAAAAATTAAAAATTATTTAAACAAAATAATGGAAGATGCATGGAGATATAACCATGACAAAAGGCCAGGAAGAAGGAAGAAAGTCAAGTAATTCCTCTCAGACTCACATTAATAGGGGATTTGAACTGATGCTTAAATCTCTTTCTGCAAAATCAAAGGATGCATCAAATCCTTGGTTTCAAATTAAATTTGGAAAATTACTCCCGTGGTTCAAAAATAAAAAAATTGATTTGTTTTTTGAATTTCGCATCACATTTAAGTAAAATAAATAACTAAAACATTACTGCAAGGAGGGTGATTTTTTTTAGGTTTAAGTTAAACAACCTCGGGAGAAAACAAATGTTAGCAGTAACTCTTACCCTCACAACATTAATTTCTATAATGTTTTTACTTGTGGGAGGTATGTTAGGATGGATGGCAAAACAATATGTCTATGAAAAAAACTACCTTTCCTCATTAAGTACACATCCCGAAATGTTTGATGAAAACGGTAATATTATACCAGATGAAATTTTAGCAGTACGATTTGAAAATTACTATGACGACGAAGACGAAGACGACGACTAGAACCGTCAAAGAATTACAACCTAATCCATTTCAACATGAAATTTTAGAGCTTGTTTCAAAGCAAAGGTCGAATGCTCTAAAGGTTGATGTTCTAAAGAAATATAGAAATGAAGGTTTAGTTACTATTCTTATTTGGAACTTTGATCCAAGTATTCGCAGCACTCTTCCTGAGGGTGATGTTCCTTATGCAAATAACGATGAACAAACATCTGTTGGTGGTAACTTGACTGAATTGATTCAAAGTAAAGTTAAGAATGATGGTGTAAAAACTTCTGGTTATTATGGCACAGAAGATTTTTCAAATGAAAAATCAAAGACATCTATTCGCAAAGAATGGAATAAATTCTATAACTTTGTAGTTGGTGGTAATAATGATATCACTCAACTTCGTAAAGAAACAATGTTTATTAATATTCTTCAAGGTCTACATCCACTTGAAGCTGAATTATTGTGTCTTGTAAAGGATAAAAGACTTTCCGATAAATATAAGATCAGTTTTGATAATGTCCGCGAAGCATATCCTGATATTCAATGGGGCAATCGTGCATGAGTAAAGTATGTAATGAAGTTCGTTTAGAAAAGGAAGAAACAATTGTGGAATGGACTCAAGAAGAAAAAACAAATCTTGCTAAACGGTATGGTTGCGAAATTCTTCTTGTAAATTCTACACCTGCAGAAATTAAAGATCCTTCCTTTCCCAGTGATGCCTATATTGTAGAATATGTTGTGAATGGAGAGTTGAGAAAAGATCTATGTCGAGGTAAGAAAGTTTCTATCTTTGATCTTTATTATGATAAGTTTGGAAAAGATTCGATTCAAAAAATTGATTTTGGATACGGAAGAGTAAATCCAAGACTTTGGGGACAAGATAAACAAACTGATAAAAAGAAAAGAAAATGAGTTCTGGATTTGGAAAACAAGGAAAAGCGAAGGTCATTGTTAATGATAGTGAACTTGAGAAAATTCTTAAGCAGTACAAAAAATTGAATAAGTATAGAAGATCTGCTATCTTTGCAGTTGAAACAATGGATGGTACTGAAAATATTATAAGTAAATTAATCAAAGAGGCAGAGGAGAACCCGATGTAAAATGGGTAAGCACTACTTATTAAATGTTTATGGATGCTCGTTTGTTCTTTTGAACAACGAGCATTATCTTATAGATCTATTGGAGAATGCAGCTGCTGCAAGTGGAGCAACTGTATGCCAAACAATATTCAAAAAATTTGAACCACAGGGCGTTACTGTTTTGTGTTTGTTATCCGAGAGTCACATAAGTATTCATACCTGGCCAGAGGAGGGTAAGGCTGCCATAGATGTTTATACTTGTGGTGATTGCAATCCTAAGATCGGTTGCGATATAATCATTGAGCAACTTAGAGCAGAAAAACACACACTTAGTTATATTGAAAGATAATGCTAAATAACCCTATATGGAAAACTATGAGATCAACTAATAGGGGATGCTGTGGGGCAGGATGTCCTGATTGCCCCTTCCGACCTAAAAATAAATAACCTTACATCTGGAAAATCTTATGCTCTC